GAAATCATCAAGCACAGCACAGATTTGTACAAAGTGTATGGTCGACCCAGTGGCGAGAAAGAATTTGATCGTATGTTTATTGAGAATACGAACAAGTTTGCTCTTGACTTTGTCGACAGCATGATTAAGCGCCCCGACTACGTCAACGGCACAAGCGAAGAAAAGAAGAAGTCAATTGATAATGCTGTTCGCAAAGCGGTAGAGTTTGCAAAGAGAGAAACTGAAGGTCAGTTTGCTGAGCAGTTTCCAGAGAAACTAAGTCGGATTAAATATCTTCGTCTTTCTTCTGAAGATAAGAAAATTGTCAATCAACGCTATGCTCGCGATCATGGTGGCAGGACGATGGAGGAAGACAAAGCTTACGATTTGTTGCCCGAATACATTGACATGGGTAAAACAAAGTTCGCAGCCGGTGGCATGGTACAACAGATGAGTCAACTCTTTGGAAAATAATCATGGGATTTATCAGCAAACTTGGAAGTAAGCTTGTTAGCAAGGCAGCGCCAAAAGCGGCTTTGTCGCTGTCTGAGCAGGCGGCTGAGGAAACCGTCGCTGCTGCGCCTCCCAAACTGTCTCTGGTTAAGCCTAAAACGACGGCTAAGGCGACGCAAGCGGTTGAGCCTACTCCGACCCCTACCGCTGCCATTGAAGAGCCTGAGCAGGGCATTACGCTGTCGTTGGCTGAGCAGTTTGCGAAGAATCAAGGCATTGCTGCACAGGCTGACGAATTCGAACAGGTTCCGTTCTACAGCTTCCCGAATAAAACATTCACTGATAAACAATATCTCGAAGCAGAGAAAGCGCTCGAAGAAGACTTTCTCATGCCTAGTGCTTTTAATAAACTGAAGAATAACGAACAGAAGTTTGCTAATGAGCTTCAAAAGAAAGCCGTCAAACTATTCGGTAATAAAGACGAACAGTATGACATGCCCTACGATATTCAGTCGAAGGCTAAAACCATTGATGAGGCTGTTGCTGAAGTAGAGGCTGCTAAGGCTCAGAAGCCTACAACGATTACTGGTGAAGAAGATATTCCTCCGCCTGTTGATACTAAGAAGAGCATCTTCAGCGGAAAACTCGGTACAAGCAGGGGTGCTGAAAGTAATCAGATTCTTGAAGATATTCGGCAACTTCGTGAGCAGAATTACAAAGAGCTTTCGTCAATGCCGCAGACGCAGCGATTCGATGAGCCGGTATTAGATGTTGCGTTGGGTGAATTTAGGCATAAATACGGCTACGAATATGATCCGATTGTTCGCAAGGACAACAAGCGCATTGTTGATTTGATGAACGAAAAGCAAAAAGAATATGATCGGCTGAAAAAGAAGTATGCCAATACTCCCGATATCACCATTTATCATGGAGGATCGACAGAGAAGATTGCATCAATTGAAAGAGAAGGCTTTCGTCGTCCGTCGTTGTCTAAGCGTACAGCGCAACAGGAATTGCGTACAGGCTCTACATCGATGACGACAGACATCGCCCTAAACCTCAATCCTGCTACAGCATTTGGCGGTGCTGCTGAGAATATTCTTGAAAAGAAGATGCCGTATGCAGACTACATGTTCACTCGCGTCAGTATGAAGCCGAGCGAGTATCGCGATAAAGATTTAGATGCTACTGCACGCACTATCACAGGATCGCCCACGGGCGTTCGTGCCTTGCGTCTTCCGCGCACATCAGGTTTCTATGAGACTGAGTCAGCCTTCATCGAATCTGACAAGATGAAGATGGGGAAGAATGTTGGTGAGCTTTCAGCGAAGAAAGACATATACGACGATATTCGTCAAAAACGAATTAAGCTTCAAGATAGGCTTACCAGTGAAGCTGCTAAATATCCATTTAGTGCAGAGTTTGACAAAGCATCTGCGGCAAAATCATATGCCCTTGTTCGTGACTATTTGAATAATACAGCAAGACTTGCGCGTTTGTCGAATGTTCGTAGCGGCATTGGCGAACAATACGAAAGCGAAATGTCTAGTCTATTTTATAGATCTGACTATTTGAAAACACTTCGCGACGCATTGATGAAATTTGGTATGGACGAAAAGGCATACAACGTTGGTCGTCTTGTAAATATCGCAGAGCGCGGATTGGTTGTAGGCAATGATACAAAAGTTGGAAGCGATCTACTAGACCTCACTGACAAATTCAGAAAAGGTGGTCTTGTACGACGCAAATGAAAAAGCCCCGAAAGGGGCTTTCTCTTTGGTGCCTCATGACAGAATCGAACTGCCAACCTCGGGTTACAAAGCCGATGTTATGCCATTTAACTAATGAGGCTATTGAAGGATGTTGACACCGTTCAATGCGCCCTGTGGAATCTTCTCATCCATATCGACACCGATTTCGTCGATGGCATGAAGAGCTTCGATCAAGATCTGCATCACGTCAGATTTGGTGAATGATTCGCTGACGTACATATCCATCGTGTGCTCAGTGGCTTTGATGATGAGGGTGCCTTCAGGCGTGTTGTTTTCCTGCATTTGATTGCACCTTTTTCAGATTGTCAAAATAGGCGCAATCGAAACCACGCTGCCATTCTTTGCCCTTGAGCGTTTCAGGATTGTATTTGCATACAAGCCATCCGCGAGAGAAGGCGTAGTAGCCTTCTTCAAAAGCAAACATCGACTCCTTCGAAATGAAAAAGTTTTTGTCGATAAACTTCACAGCATTTCCTTCAGTTGTGATATCGGAAGATTGTAACAATCTGCTTTGACAACATACTTGTTGTCAGCATCCAATTGCCCTTTCTTCATAAACACAGCGTCTTTGAAGAACTGGTCTTTGGAGTATACACCACACCACCAAGCTGTCGTCAAGTCTTTTTTTACTCGTACGAAAGCATAGATGTCACAGTTTTGTTTCGTATTGAAGTTGGCAACGCTGTTGCTGTAATGCGGTAGCGGAGCAACAGAGGTTGACTTCGTTTTCACATCAACGCGCTTCTTGTTGACGATCATATCGTAGTCGTAGGTATTGGTGTGGTCAATGGTTTTGCCGTGCTTCTTGAATACGTACGCTGCCACTTCTTCACCAATAAAGCCAACAAGATTGCCCATACCGAGGGTGATGCTGTTCTTCAGCGTCCCCATCTCTTTGGCTTTCTTCCTAGCTCGACTAATCATGGCGTCAGTTATTTCGACCTCAATCATCAGCCATATCCCTTCGATCCATAAATTCACCAATATAGATCGTCAGGAATGGAACCTTCAACAAGATGCCAACATAGCAGAGCAACACTTCTTTACCGCTCTTCTCTTCTTCTGCGCGATAACAAATTTCTTCGTTGTGCTCAATGTCTAGTCCGATGCCGAGTCGTGGGCGAACAACAATTTCCATCATCTGCCTTTCTTAAATTGCTTATCAATATCAACCAAAGCCACAAGCGGATCTTGCCTGCCAAGCTCTTCTTCGAATGCAACGACGAATTCCTTCGTGATGCCTGATCGCACAATATCGTCGCGGGTGAATTTGACGAAAGCGGTATCGGTTATCTCGTATCGTAACACAAGTTGCTCAAGGTATGTCAAGCCATCTGTGCCGACGCGAACATCTGTTTGTGTGCCGCTGTTGTCTCCACAGAAAATCATTTGACTGCCTTCACCGATTCGGGTGACAAGCGCTTGCACTTCGGGAACGAATAGCGACTGCGCCTCGTCGACAATGATGATGGCTCTTTCCCAAGAACGCCCACGAATAGTTTCGAGTGAGCAAATCTCAATCGTCTTTTGTTTCAGATGAATCTCGGTGGTGGCTTTGCCGAGATAGTCTTCGAAGTAGTCGATCATCTGCTGATAGTACGGCATCAGCTTCTCGTCTAGCGTACCCGGCAGGAAGCCAATAGAACGTCCTGCAAGCGGCTGATACGCCCTAATCAATATCACCTTCTTTACGTCGCCGTAATGAAGCTTGCGTGCTGCGTGCCAACACGCCATGATGGTTTTGCCTGTACCGGCGCTGCCTGTTGCAGCTACAAGCGTGCTACGCCTTAGTTCTTCGAGAAGTATTTTTTGTTTTTCGTTACGTGGGGTAAGTGTTGCAAAATCATCACGAACAAACTTTTCTTTTTTGACACGTTCGACGACGGTCTTTTCTGCACGCTTCAATTAAATTTCCTTATAAAAAAGCCGCTGAAGGTTTCCCGACAGCGGCTCTGTTATATCACTGACTTGCCTGATGTTTTTGTGATACAAGGTTACACATTTCAATAAAATCGTTATCACTCATAATTCTTTTCATCATATTGATGTGCTTATGTACCCAACGAACATTATCTTTAGAATAACCTTTTTTGTTATTAATTCTATCTAGTGATGCAGTATTCACTGCGTACTTGTTATGTATTACAAGTTCGACACCAGTAAACCAACATTTTTTATCTTGTTTAATAAACATATCCCATGCATCTTCTTTTGTCATTTCTAATGATACATGTGATCGCTGTTTACAATTATTGCTATATTTTATGTGGCTCGACCACCAATTTCCAGATATTGATTCGTATCCGTCCCAACATGAATGTCTGCTACCACTTTTAACGCGATCACACCCACAAGAACGAACATTATTTGATTTTCGATTTAAGTGTCGAGAAGTTACTTCTGTTAGTTTTCCACAATCACAATGGCATATCCATACAACACTTCCATCGTTTGACCACCCTGCTTTTTCTTTTACAATCAATTTTCCAAATCGTTGTCCGACCAACTCTAACGCTCGCATTTTCATCTCCTTGAAAATATGATCGTTGTAGTTGATCGGACAAACATTGTCAAATTACCTTACGGGACATGCCCCATTTGCACATTCACTATCGTCGAGGCCAATATTAGCTTCTTCAATCTTCGTAATGAGTTTGGTCGATGCAACCAGATGGTTGTACTCTTCCTCTGTAATTTCGGTCAGGGGCGCTTGCTTAAAATTATGCCCACTATGCAGCAAAAACGACAGACTCTTGTGAGAATTCTTGTAATACTTCTTCAGGTATTTACGAATCTCAGGCAACTCTTCCTTGCGATAATAGACGGTGCAGCTAACGCTATTGTCGCTCCAGTTTTCTTGCAGCCACTTGATCGTCTCCAACTGATCGATGGCAGTCATGTCCTTAGCCAACACCGCATTGTCGGGGTGACGGAACGGGAACGACACTACCACGGTGCTGTGGTCTTCGCTGCCGTCAAAGTTCTGCTGATACTCGACGTGATAGCCGTGGTCGCGGCAGACTTGCACCAGAGGGTGATTGCTGCTAATGCGGATACGACGAATCATGTGGCGAGCATAGGCAGGATGGCATCCGGGAGTGACACCGGGCAGCAGCGACAGCGTGCCAGAGGGCTTCACAGTCGTCAGCTTCACCGACTCAGGGAACCCGTTAGCCTCGCTGTATTGCTTGTCAAAGGCACGCAGTTCGTCATAGGCGCGACGCAGCCATCCCTTCTGTTCGTCGGTGCATTGCAGCACGCCAGTGACACCGATGCCCATCCGCATGTTGGCATGCACAATTTCTTCCGTTGCCTTCAGGTGGCACGGCAGAGCAAGCGAATGCTTGTTGATGCGATAGAGCAGCTTCGCTACGTCAACAAACTCTTCGTACGAAGTGATGTTGGGCAGGAAGATTTCGGCAAGACAGCACGTTTCCTTGTCGGCAAGGCTCTGTTCGGCACAGGGGTTGTAGCCCTGCACCTTCGGATCGGGGTAGCGGGTGTCACCGAGCAGACCAATCTTGCGCGACAGTTTCAGATTGATCAAACCATATGGCTCGCCCTTGCCTTCATAGCCGTCCCAGAAAAACTCGTGAAGGTCGGTCACGTCGTTGCAGACCACGCTGTTGTTCGACATAGCACGCCACGAAGGAATGTTGCCCAT